GATTTTATTAAAAGAGATCTTCGATGACTTAGCTTTTGGTGAGTTATCCAGTACTACTATTGGTTCAGATGGTAGTATTGAAGAAGGGGATTATGCTAAGATTGTATCTCATATTAATTTAGGATTGCTGGAATTATATAAGAGATTTAATTTAAAGCAAAGAGAACTTACGATTTATCAACAAGAGGGTGTTGAAACCTATTACTTACGTTCTGAGTATATGGGTGAAGTTGATGATATGGATGAAACAATCTATGTTGTCTACGATGAAGAAGAGCCTTTTAATGATGATCTACTTAAAGTTTTAGAAGTATATGACGAGGAAGGTGAGTTGCTTCCTATCAATGATAAATACAAAGATAATTCAGTTTTTACCCCGTCGTTTGATACTCTTACTATGATTCCTGCTGATCCTGCAGAATATATTACCCTTATTTACCAAGCTGCTCCTAACAAGATTGTGCTTACTGCTAATTTTGATCCAGAGAGGTATGAAATAGATGTTCCTGGATTTTTAAAAGAAGCTTTGTTACTGTATGTGGCCTCTAGGGTATTTCGTAGTATAAAACGTGGAGCTAAAGAAGGGCCTAGTGAGGCTTCTAGTTACATGATTGATTTTGAAACAGCTTGTATGAAGCTTAAAATATTTGGTATGATTCCAGACAATAATGAGACTTCAGCAGGATTTGAAGATAATGGCTGGACATAGCGTTTAATTTATTGGATCAAATAGGTTTATTATGGCTGATATTCAGACCGATATACCAGAAGATGCGGACAGTACAGAATTACCTGATTGGGCTAACAAACCTACTATTAGGGATTTAGCTCAAAATTTAAGTGATGCTGAAATAGAAACAGATAGGCATTTAGCTAATATAAGTCGTTGGCAAGAGAATTTGACAATGACAGGAACTGCGGCTCCTAAAGAAAAGATTGGTAGATCCTCAGTTGCACCAAAAGTAATACGTAAGCAAGCCGAGTGGCGATACTCTTCGTTGACAGAACCTTTCTTAAGTACTCCTGATTTATTTAATGTATCTCCGGTTACTGCTGGTGATCGTAAGAGAGCTCAACAAAATCAGTTAGTTTTAAATAATCAGTTTAATACTAAGATTGATAAAGTTCATTTTATTGATAACTATGTTCGTGAAGCTGTCGATAATGGAACTGTTATTGTTAAGCTTAGTTGGGAAACAGAGGAAGATGATGTTACCACACAAGAACCTGTTTATGAATATATTCCTAATAACACGGATGAATTGGCTCAGCAATATGCTCAGTTAATAGAATTACAACAAACCAATAATGAAGAATTTTTGAATTATAGTAATCCTGGTTTAGAAGAGGCTTTACGTTTATTTGCTACACAACAGGTATTGGTTGTACCAAAAAAAATTGGTGTGGAATCTATAACAAAAACTATTGAGACAAAGAATCAACCTGTACTTGAAGTATGTAATTCAGATAATGTTATTATAGATCCTTCTTGTAATGGGAATTATAAGAAAGCTGGTTTTATATGTGAGACATGGAAGTCTAGTATTTCTGATTTAAAAAAAGATGGTAGGTATTTTAATTTAGATCAAATTAATGTTGAGGGAGCCTCTCCTTTATCAAGTCCAGATTATACCGGTGGTAAGGATAATGAATCCTTTAATTTTACTGATAAAGCTAGGAAACAATTTGTTGTTAATACATATTGGGGTACTTGGGATACTGAAGGTAATGGATTTGCTAGGCCAATTGTTATGTCTTGGGTTAATGATGTTATTATCAGGATGGAAGATAACCCGTATCCAGATCGTAAGCCTCCATTTGTAGTGGCTACATATATGCCGGTTAGAGGTTCATTATTTGGTGAGCCAGATGGTGAGTTGTTAGAAGATAACCAGAAAATAGTTGGTGCATTGACTAGAGGTATGATTGACCTTATGGGCCGTTCTGCTAATAGTCAGACAGGTATGCGTAAAGATATGCTGGATGCTACTAATTTACGTAAGTTTAAGCGAGGGGAAGATTATTCGTTTAACAGTACTGTTAGTGATCCTAGACAAGGTGTGTTTATGCACACCTATCCTGAGATACCTCAGTCAGCATATAATCTTTTGAATCTACAGAGTGCTGAGGCAGACAGTCTGACAGGTGTTAAAGCTTTCCATGATGGCATATCAGGGGCGGCGTTGGGCAGCACGGCCACCGCAGTAAGAGGCGCTTTAGATGCAGCAAGTAAGCGAGAGCTAGGGATACTCCGCAGACTCGCTAATGGTGTCATTGAGGTGGGTCGTAAGACGATTAGCATGAATGCTGTATTCTTATCTGATGAAGAGATTATCCGGGTTACAGATGAAGAATTTGTGACTATACGTAGAGATGATCTTCCAGGTAATTTTGATCTTCGTTTGAGTATCAGTACTGCTGAAGAAGATAATCAAAAGGCACAGGAGTTAGCTTTTATTTTACAGACTATGAATAAAGATAGTGATCCTGGTTTATACAAGATGGTTCTTTCTGATATTACTAGGCTTAGAAAGATGCCTGATATGAGTAAGAAAATTGAAGATTATGAACCACAACCTGACCCAATGCAGCAAATGGAACAGCAATTACAAATTAAATTATTGGAAGTACAGATAGCCAAAGAACAAGCTTTGACTGTTAAGCATCAAGCTGAAGCTCAATTAAGCATGTCGAGAGCTGGTAAAGAGTCTACACAAGCTAATCTGAATATGGTGAAGAGTGGTACTGAACAAGCTAAGGCTAGACATTTGACGAGTACCTCGGATAGACAAGACTTGGATTACCTTGAACAAGAAGGTGGTGTACACCAGGAAAGAGAGCTACAGAAAATTAATGCTAAAACTGATGGTGATTTAATGAAACAAGCACTTGCGAGTGCGGATGCTACTGTACCAGCAGAGGCATAATCTTAGATAGCTCACTGCTTAACAAAATAGGCAGGAGGACACAAAGGATACAAGATGAATGAGCAGATTGTACAAGAACTGGAACAAATTGAGATTTCAATTGATGAAGCTAAGAGGTGTATTACTTTTAGAGACCAATTGAGTAAGCTTGAAAAGAATGCGGATTTTACAGCAATCTTCTTGGATGATTATATGAAAGATAATGCTTTGAGATTAGTTCGATTAAAAGCAGAACCTGCTTTTCAAGACGAGAAACAACAAGCTTTTGTGACAAAGCAATTAGATGCTATCGGTCATCTAAATCAGTATCTTAGAACAATCTACACACAGGCTGCTCATGCAGAAGCTAGTTTAGCTGCTGATCTACAAGAACGCGAAGCTATGTTAGCGGAAGAGGTGTAAGTCATGGCTGACCTAGTTACTGAAGAAACTACTACTGAGGAACAAACCCCAGACTTTTTTAATATGTCTGATGATGACTTTGTTAATATGGATCCTGTACTCCCAGAAGATAAACCTGTTACTGAGGATGTTGCTGATGCAGAAGAAACTGAGACAGAGGATACTGAAGAGGACACCGGGGATACGGTTAGTGAAGAAAACGATGAAGCAGAGGAGACTGAAGACACAGAAGAGGTAACTGATGTTGACACAAGAGACAGTGATATTGCTGATGATGATGGTGTTGATGATAGTGATTCTGGTGATATTAGTGATGAAGTAAAAAACACAGAGTCAACAGAAACTGTAGATATAGTCGATTATAAGGCTGAATATGAGAAGCTATTAGCACCATTTAAAGCTAACGGTACACAGCTTCAAGCCAAGAGTAGTGACGAGATAATTACACTTATGCAAATGGGGGCTAATTATCATAAGAAGATGGCTGGATTAAAGCCTACTTTAAAGATTGTAAAACTACTTGAAAAAAATAACTTGCTAGATGCAGCTAAAATAAACTATTTAGTGGACTTGAATAACAAGAACCCAGAAGCAATTACAAAACTATTGAAAGATAGTAAGCTTGACCCAATGGAAATTGATGTTACTGGGGAAGAAGAATATAAACCTACTAATCGGTCTGTTACAGATACAGAACTAGAGTTAGATTCAGTCTTGGATTCCATTAAGGACACTCCGACTTATGATCGAACTCTTACTGTTTTGACTGATCATTGGGATGATGGTAGTCGAAGTACTATTGCAGCTAATCCTCATATCGTTAGTTTGATCAATGAGCAGATGGGTGATGGTACATTTGATGTGATTAATGAAGCAGTTGTACGGGAACGAAGCTTTGGTAAACTGCAGGGTATGTCAGATTTAGACGCTTACAAAGCCATAGGGGACGCTTTATATCAAGCTAAGCAACTCCCCGGTCAGACACCTACTAAGACAGCACCAATGGCTAAACCTAAAAAGACTGCTAAAAACGTAGCAGAAGTAAAGAAGCAGAAGAAGGCTGTTA